CCTTTTGATGTAGCCGTCCCCTGTGAACGCACATCACTCCAGCCTCCGCCTATACCTCCTCCAAAAGAAGAAAGATAAGCATTTTCTACATAATGTTCTGTAATACCTTCACGGCTGTCGTCTATGTAATTTAAAAAACAACTAATGGGTAATCCACGAGTAGTGCCCCCATTTGATAAAATAGGGGTTGCAAACATAAACCATAGATTACTAACGTAATCATACAGTCTTTGTGCGTGATCTTCGTCATCAGCAAAAGCCTCAGCCGCTCTAGCAAATGCATTTTGCGGCGAGTCCTCTCCCGCGATCATATATCTATCTTTTAGAGTTGTCATTGCAAACTCATCAAGTAAGCTATCCTTGCTATAATCAATTTTTACTGACATGATTCTCCACTAATCGTATAATTTCTTTCTGTCGTCCACATACTTGTTCATCAGGGCTGTATGTTAAATCCATTAGTTCTACATTAGTAGCAAGTTTATCCATTCCAAACTCGTTTAAGTTTTGCATGAATTTATATTTGCTATCTATCGGTAGAGAACTCATAATATCAAAAACATCTCCATAATCTTCGATTACGCCTGCTGCTCGTTTCGGACCGATTCCATTAACTCCGGGAACGTTATCTCCTTTATCTCCAGTTAAGCACTTGAAAGTCAAGTAATATTCTGGATCAAAGTCATAATGCTCGTCCCAATTTCCCATTGTTGTTTCTTTTCTAGTTACGGTTGAAAACCGTGATATGTTCTCATTTACTAGAAGATCCCAATCTTTATCAGAGCTTACTAGCCAAATGTTATTCAGACCAATTTCTTCTCTTGCGAGACATATTATTGCTGCAATATCATCTGCTTCTACGCCTTGATACTTAATTGTTAAAAAGCCTTTATCTGTTAAGGCTTCCATTGTTTTCTGAAATTCTGCAAGAAAGTTTAAAAATTCTTGTTCTTCTTCAGGTGTTTGGTCTGCGTATCGTTCTTTACGATTCGCTTTATATTCGGGATCTATGGCTTTACGGTAGTCACTACCGCCATCTCCTAATACAACTATATCTCCACAGTCGTAGGATTTGGCTAGACTTATTACTGTCGCCACATATTCCGCTTTATAAAATTCTTTTTTCTGGTGTTTCCATCGGAAAGCTAAGTTGAGACCATCAACTATCAGCAAGTTCCCATTCGGGGCTGGCTTTCCAAGGCTCGTAAATTCTATTGCCATTACTAAATTCCGTTGTTTCGTGTTCCAACCATTTTTCTGCGAGCATGATATATACTCCAAGCCAAGATATATACATATACTTAGTTATGAATAATGGTTTTCTTACTGTTGCTACAAAAAATTGTGCATGATTAGCTTTGTAGAATAATAAAGGCTCTAGCTTATTATCTTGAGCCTGTTTTATTGTTTTAGCCCACCATTGCACAAAGTTATTACTTTTATTTGTGAAAACTTTACTTGTGACTGCATCGTCTTTGTAAAACTTCACTTCTATTAAAAATATATTATGTTGATGTTGTAAATAGAGATCTCCTTTGATCTTTCCGTTACCAGAGCCAGGTGTTTGAATAAAATTCAATCCTGTATGTCTATGTAACATACTGGCAACAAGTACTTCTGCTCTTGCACCTTTTGCTCTACTATTTACCATTAAGAAGCGTTCTTTGAAATGTAATCTACAATTTGTTCAAACGTCTTCAAGTTTTCGGCTTCTTCATCAGGAATTTCAATTCCAAACTCATCTTCTAATACCATTACTACTTCTACTAAATCTAGTGAGTCAGCACCCATATCGTCAATAAGGTTTCCTTTGACACTATCGTATTCTATTCCTAACTGTTTTGAAAGTATCTTTTTTACTGGTCCTTCGTAATCCATTATAATATATCTCCTTTATGCGTTTCCACGCATCTGTCTTGGAAGATGATATGCTTCCAAGTAACTTATGTTATCTTCCTTAAGGATCTCTATTTTCTCAAGTAATGGGTGTGTCCACCCATGAGAAACTAAAAATGTATTAAGTGTTTCTTCTTTAAGGAGTATCTCTACGACTTTCTCCTTACCTGCTTCATCAAGTGCTTGGTTCACTTCATCAAGGAACAACACATTGATTTGACTTCTACTAATAGAAGTCATTAGCTTTCTAATAGCTACTAATGTAGCAATATTAACTCTAGCTAGTTCTCCACTAGACAGGGCTAATATATCTATAATTTTACCATTATCCCCAACTTCTACATTGAGCTTATCGTTCTCCACCACAAAATTGATAGAAAATCGTCCATCACTAAATTCTGCCAAATACTCATTAGTTAAGGACTCTAGTTCTTTAACCAAGGATTCGATTTTGTATGCCAAAAGTCCATTTGTGCTAAATGCCTTTTTAAGAACCTCAAGAACTGAAAGTTTATCTTCGATGTTTCCAAGAGTATCTGTGATTCCAGCCAGTTCTGTTTCAAAGTCTGTAGTCTGTTCTCCAATAATACTAATTCTAGTATTGTGTCTTTCTCGTCTGATGTTCTCATCTACTATTCCTTCGAGCGTTTCCCTAGCTGCTTTAACTTCGTCTTCCAACTCTCGTATTTGACTTTCCACTTTCTCTTTGTCAAGTACTCTCGTTGGGAGGCTAGTGTCAATGCCCCTGAATACTGTTTCCCAGTCTGAGATGTTTCGGGCTGCCTGCCTATGTATTTGATTTTCATTTTCTAGTTCCTCTAGCTTATTGCTATCTTGTGAAGATTTATATAAAATATCGTTTGCTTTGTTAATATGTTTTTTATACTGACTATCAACAAATTGCATATCTATTTCTTGTTCACAAGTAGGGCATTGTTGAAATTCTGCCTCTTTAAGAGTTTGATATTTTTCACTCATATCTAACTCTCTTTCTCTTTGAGATTCCAAACCACCTAATCCAGAAACCAATTCTTGTGTTGGTTGCATCTCTGGATATTTTTCTAACATACTTTGTGCGTATTCAACATTAATTGATTTTAACCTATTCAGTAAGTTATTATTATAATTTATTTTTCGATTTTTCTCCGAGATATTTTCAAATTCGAGATGGAGAGAACGCAGTTTCTTTTCGTCTTTTTCTTCAACTTTTGGTAAATCCACTTTCGATAGTAGTGTCATACTCTCCAATTTGTTGTCTGTTAACCATTTTACGATTGTCTCAATTTTTGCGTTTAGCTTTGCAATTTCTAAGGAAGTTTCCCTTACAGCTCCTTTAAATCTTTCAAAGAATGTAACATAATCATCCAATTTTAGTAAATCAATTAGGAACTTCTTCCTATTAGTATCAGTAGCAGTTAAAAACTGTAAACTTGAATTTGTATTTTGATAAACTAATTGGGTAAAAGTTTTAAAGTCAATACCTAATAGTTCTTGCAAAGTTTTATAAGTATTCATCGCTGTATGACTACTTATATCTTCTCCGTTTTTTGTCAATTTACACTTTAAACCTGCTCGTCTTGATACTGTTATATTATAACTATCTCCATCAACATTAAAATCTAAACTAATATCATAGCCATTATTTATATAACGGTTAGCAATATCTGCTTTCTTCACATTTTTACTATTCTTGTTAAACATTACTTCTTCAAGAATAAGTGGAACAGAGGACTTACCTACTCCATTAGTTCCTACTAACTGAGTTAAAGTAGCATTATCTAAATCTATTTCATTATCCTTACCATAGGAGAAGCAGTTATCCCAACGTAACTTCTGTAGAATAATCATTGAATACTCCTATTATATTTTTAATTTTAGTGTTGTCTAGATTTAATATCTCTTGTAGATACAATACCAATTCATCTCCGATAGTCATATCTGCAGTTAAATTAAGTCGTGCTTCTACTTGTCGTTTTATTACTTTCTTATCTAAGAGATCAGAGTTCTTAATTTTTGCTAAGTCTTGAATATCTCCTTCTAATTCGTATATCGTATGATCAAAGGTTGTTTGAATCATAAGATCGGGATTGTCTACTGTTTTACGGATTAATTGAGGTAACTTAAGTTCCCTCCATTCCCAAGACCAATCCTTATCAATCAATAGACAACCCGTCTTAACCCGACTTCTGTGAAAAGAAGTTGTCATTGGACTACCAGGGTATACAATATTCCGTTGAGTATTCTCGTGGGCATGTAAATCTCCTGCGAAGACAGTATTAAACTTGTCAAATCTATCCAACTTCACTTCTGGTACTACATGAGGTGGTATCTCTCCACGAACATGAGTAAAAAGAATTTGGGCATCTATCGCCTCTATACTGCCTTTTCTATGTAAGTCAGCATAGGGCAGTATTGCCCAGTCATCTTCCGTATAAGTAGTATCTATAATTTCTACTAACGGGTTTATATCTGATGTAGCTTTCTTAAGATTTGTAAAGAAAGTATTATTTTTCCTAGTCGCTTCATGATTTCCGTCATAAATTAAAGTAGGTATCGTAATACCACTAATAAAATCAAAATAAAGAGTAAGTTCATCCATGGAGGGGACTCGATCAAACAAGTCCCCACCTATGATATGTCTATCACAGTCATTTTCTAACTCTCTAATTAGTTCAAAGAACATTTTATAGCGGGCACACGCCCATTCTATAGGAACATTCTTTTGTCCTAGCTTTAAGTGCCAGTCAGCTGTGAATAAGATCATGCTACGTCAAATTCTTCATCAACAGTTTCCGCTTGATCCTGTGCAGTAATCCTTTTAAGTAACTCTAATTGAGCGTCTACTGTAGGTCTTGGGAGAACGTCGTCCATAGACTTTAGTTCTGCAACTAATTCATTTTCCCAATCTTCTAAAGCACGAGGCTTACATTTGAGTGCCTGTAATTGATACTCCACATTAAAGACCTGCGGTCCAGTTTTTAAACGTTTGAAATAAACGTCCCAACCAGTGTCATAACTAGTTGGATCACCTAAGTCTTCCATAGCAACTAAAATTTGGTCAAAAAGTTTCCTTTTTAGATTAACTACTTTGACTTTATTGTCAGAGTAATCAATGCCTTGGACAGCATATGCCCAACCGCATTTTAAAGCAGGGAAGAAATCACGAACGTGATCGTGTTCTTTGTTGTTAAAGGTTTCAGTTGTTCTGTCAAACGACAAACATTCCATAGGAATATTTTTGTTGTTTTCACCTTTAACCCAATAAACATAACGAGGAAGCAAGTCGCCTATTAAACGAACTTTATGATCTTCTCTCGCTGAAAAATTGTAGGTTTCAATTTTTGATTTTTGGGCAGAGCCCTTGGTTGTATTAAAGCTAATAGCCATAATTCTTCTCCTAATTTGTCTCCTCAAATTTAAAGACAATATACCCCTCTCTAATTTCGAGCAGTCTGTTTTTTTCTATAATGTCCTCATTAACTTTACAGAAAATGAGGTCTAATCTAGCGTCTTTATTGCGGACAAACTCGTGATAGTTACGGAAGGATGCGACGCCTGCATACTCCGCTACTTCTCTATCGCTATATTGAGCGCGTCCAGTAGTTAGTAGTTCTTCTGGGTATATCAGAAAACTACTCCCTCCAAAATTCTTTTCATAAAACTTAAATGTTTTATCATAATAATTCTTAGGTGTTATTTTGTATGTAATTATTCTAAGGATTGTAATTATGTCACCAACGTTTCCTTGACTCGCTTCTACAATCTTTTTCCAATTATAATATATCATTATTATACCAAAAATCGAAGCGTTTGTCAAGCACTATTTTTTCTCTGCTCAACACATTCCCTCCAAATGCTTTCATAATACTCTAACCTTATAATCTTGTTTTATATAATAACCCATTCGGGCATTTGCCTGTCTAGTAGCTGTTTTACCTTTAAGATTAATATCTACAACAACAGGTTGTAACTTACCTTCTTTCTGTCTTATTATTCTACCAATCAACTGTGTTAGTAAGGGTTCATTATTTACTGGTGTACCTAATACTAAACAACTAAGATCATCTAAAGATATACCTTCTGAAAATATTGCTTGTGTTCCAAACAGTATATTTTTAGATTTCCCAATTAATTTCATAGTTTTGTCTCGTTCAATAAAGTCCATTTCTCCTGTAATACAAACTGATTTATTTCCTACTAGTCTATGACAAACTTTTAGAAATGCAACTCTGTCCGATACTACTAATACTTTATGTCCTTCGGCTGCATATTTAGCAGCAATCAAACTTATACTATGTATATATTCTTCTGTATTTACTAGATGATTAACTCTCTCAGCCCATGGTGTATAAGATCCATCTAGAAATCTTACTTCTGATTTAATTATATGAACTTTTGGAGTCATATAATTTTCTTTAGGAGGTTTTAAAACATTGTGCCCAAAATAGTCCCTAAAGACTACATGTCGACCATCTTTTCTTTCTAACGTGCCTGTCAAGCCTATCTTATATCTGGCAGGCATTTCATCTATAATTCTAGTAAAAGTAGGACTACTAACGTGATGCATCTCATCTAAAATTACAGTTCCAAAATGTTGTTTGATGTCTGGGATTCTGCGGTATAAAGTTTGAATATTCCCCACACAAATAGGTTCCTCAACATTAAACACTCCGCTTCCTATTCTGCCTGCAGGGATTCCAAAGGCTTTAAATGCTTCTTTTTCCCACTGATTTCTTAGATTAGTAGTATGAGTTACAATAAGCGTTCTTTGACCAAGCTTCTTAGCTATTGCTAAAGCCGTTATTGTCTTTCCCCAACTAACCCAAGCGTTAATTATAGCACAGTCATCTACTTGGTTGTAACACCACTTTTGACTCTCTCTTAAAGTGAACTTAAAATCAGGAAAGTTAATTGGCACTTTAACCCGTTTATCTACAACTTCGTATTCTTCTGGGATTAAATCTATTCTTCCCATTGGAATAGAAACCAACCCCTTTCTTAAAGGTCTAATTGTTTTTATGACCATAGGAGGATCACTCGGAATCCTAGGCGGTATAGTATAAGTCAGTTCTTCTTCCATTTCTTGTAGTAAAGTAGGACTACCTTCTATTTGTATTCTGTTACTAAATACTGCTTTCATCTACTCAGTTGTTTTAAAAAATGTAGATCTTGTCCTTTCCATCGGGGACTTAACTCGGGGTGGTTATTATCCCATGGGCTTGACCAACCTACTTTTGTTTTTCTATTTCTCACATGATCAGGTAAATAATCTCTCATCACTTCTCTCATTAAAAATTTGTTTGTTCCTTTTCTGTATTTTTTGGTCTGTCGAAATTTAACTCTACCCATAATACTTAATACATACTTAGCAAAACTTTGAGTCAATAAAGGAATTCTACTTTCCATTCCAAACATTCCAGCAGTTTGATCTGTTGCTAAAACATTTTGTTCAGAAGTGCATAATAAATCTGCAAATAAAGTATTGTTCATCATATCATCACCAAAGGCATGAGAGGGAAACCATCTTTGAGTTTTAAAATATTCTACTTGGTTTTTACAATACTCTGGATCAAATCTAGGTAAATGATGAATATATCCTGTAAACAACTCATCTCCACTATCCCCTGTAAGTACTACTTTACACCCTGCATTTGCAGCTGCCTTACATAAAAGATAGCGAGGAGCTGTTCTATTATGATCTGACCACAAATAATGTGTATTTGCTAACCACATCTTTCCTAAACTGAATCTATCATCTCGTTCTAGAACTACTCTATGAACTTTATATCCATATTCTTTAGCTGTTTTAACTGCCATATTAGATTCCCAATTAAAATCATGATGTGCCCAATAATGCCCTTTTTGTTTTACATTATAACCACAAGTAAAAACTTCAATGTCTACTTCAGAATCCCGCAAAATAGAAGCAACAAGCGTACTGTCCATTCCACCACTTAAAAAAAGTGCTGTCTTATTTATATTTTTAGCAACCTTATGAATTGATTTTTTAATGTTGTATCTAAATTCTGCAGTATCTAGCGGTTCTGATTTGATATCATAGTAAGTCCATAAATTTTTTCTATCTCCCCTAAAATTATTATTTAAATCAAACTCTAACCAACCTCCTGCTTCAACCTTATGAGTATGTTTATACATACTAGTATCGCCCATTAGTTGAGTATTTTTTAATAACTTTGGTGTTAAAATTTTATCGTCTATTTCTTTATGAATAAAAGATTTCAAACTAGTACTAAATTCAAATGTTTTACCGTCCCAATACCACCACAGAGGCTTAGCTCCAAAATGATCTCGTATTAGAACTAGTTTTCCCTGTGCAGGTAAATACCACGCAATAGATCCATGCCAATCTGTATGTTCTAAAAACTTAAAGCCAAACTTATCCAAAGCTTTTCCTAGCCATTCTGTATCATTAGGGATTGTCGTGTCATACATTTCCCCATTGAATAAAAGAACATTGCCTTTAGGTGTTATATAAGGTTGTAATTGTCTTTCCCCATTGATGTCTAGTAATGCGTGTCCAAAAGAAAATTTTTCATCTGACCAAAATTCGAGAGCATCAGGACCTCGATGCTCTTGTTTTTGAATCATTAACCTTACTAAGTTATGATTAGTTGTTCCTACGAATCCACACATTAATTACCGTCCCAGTTAAGGTCAGTAAGTTTTGCTTGTTTTACTTTCCAGTCTCCTTCAATTTCTTGCCAAGTTACTATAGTGTCCCTATCAATATCGTCCCATTTTTTAAACTCTATGTCATAGCAAAGCATTTTACTATCACCAGCATTTTGATGCCAATTTTTAGCAAATACTTTAGCTGCATCAGGCATGTATCTCCAACAAGTAGTCACTTCCCTACTCTTATGTTTACCACTATTTAAACTGGTGTATTCTAAAAGAATAATTCCTTTAGCCATTGCGTCAATAATTTTACTTATATCAATCATATCTTTCTCCAAGTATTTTTTTTCTTTTCGTGGGAAAAGTCATATATTTTCCACGGTATTCCTCTATTATATAAAACTCCTGCCCAACTTAAATCAGGATCAGGAGGACTCTTTTCTGCATAGGGAAAGGGAACACCTTTTAACCATAAAACAGTAGCAATTCCTTTCTTTTCTCTTTTGATTATCTTATGATACTTAAGTTTTAGACTTCTAGTTTTTTCATAGTTTATAACTTTTCCTTTAGTATCAATAAAAGTTCTACCTCTATGTTTCATGAGTCCGATGTCATCTTCAATCATGTACTTCAAAGGATAAATACTTTTCATTGGACTTTGAATTCTTCTTATTCCTAGTGTTTCACCTTCCATATTTTTATCGTCTAACACTTGGTTATCAAGCCATAAGATACCATCTATTTCTTCTACATTATCACTATGTATTACAAATACAGGAAATACTATATCTTCAATAAATGTTGCTATGCTGTAGTTTATCATTCTGTATATTCTCTTTTGGGCTTTCTGCCTTTGGAGAAGTCTATCACTATTTAACCGCCGATTCATTAACGTATTCGTGTAGCCAATTATTTAATTTTAACTGTGCTTCTAGTCTATCTTCAGGCTCATATACCCAGCGGTATCCGTCATATCCCCACTTGTCTTTGTATTCTCCAATAAAATGCATGTCCTTTTCTTTCTTTGCATGCTCTGTAACTATTGCATGCCCATCTGCATACATATCCATTTGTCCGTTGTGAGTTCCTGTAACTTTATCTCCCCATTCAGGAGCCCACATACAAGCTATTGCTTTTCCTACAGGAAACATAGATATTCGCATATCTACTATTGTGCATTTATCCCATACCATATAATTATAAACATAATCTTCAGTTGTAAAGGATTGAGAATAAGGTAAAGTAATTCTACAACAACCTAATAACTTAGTGCCTTGCCAAATTAATATATAATGAGCATTTAGATCATCTCTATCTATAGGATTCATAATACGTTTATTCCATACTACAAACATATCTACTCGTTGCTTAAGAATTTTTCCGTATTCTTGTTTACTTAAGTCTCTAAAATGACGTAGTTCTTTAACTATGTTATCTGAGTATTCTTCTTTAACTATTGCTGACAATTTTTAATCCTTTAATTCTTTTGTTAATACCGTATTCGGGTCTACTATCTTTATTATCTAAGGCACTTCCTTTTTCTACATAGTGTAAAAATAAATGTCTTGAACGGTGTTGTCTTAGTTTATCTCTACTGTGATATACTTCGCAGCCTCTATATAAAATTGCATCTCCTTGTTGTAAGAGTATTGAAGCGTCTTTTCTCCATTGTCCACCTATAGCTCCGTTCATAGCAAAGTGCATAGCCCAAGGGACTTTATCAAGTTGAACAGTTACTGAAAATTCACAGTGCCAACGATCTCTGTGCCAACCAAGTGATGCCTTATTTTGATACTGTCTTAGTATTCCATAAGTTAAACTTGGGGCTGCATGCATATAGCGTTCTAGTTCTGGTAGTTTTGCAAGCCCTATTGCTTCGCAAAAAGCATCGCCATATAGATCATGACACATTCCTTGAGGAACTCTATTAACTTGTCCATAATAGGTCAATTTATTACTAATAGCAAGATCCATATATTCTTGTAGTATCTCACAAGTTTCGCGTAATAGAAACCCCTGAACAATAGTCCAGTTATCTACTTGAGTTCTATCGATTATCTTTCCCCATTTTCTTTTCTACTTCATAGAAACGAGTGTAATACTCCTTTCCTTCCTGATATCTAAACTTTGCATCTTTTGCTAGTTTATGCGCGGCTTTAAATTCTCCGCATTTATAACATTCCCCACAGGGAATGTAGCCTGTAATTTCATTATCTTTAGTAAGAGTTCCTTTAGGAAAAGGGCAACACCAAATCATATCATATAGTTTTGGATCATGCCTCAGTATTAAAGAAAGCATTTCTGCTTTACTTAAAAAATCTAATGGATTTCTTACTTCTGGAACATCTCTAATTGCATCAAAGTGCACACCAGATGAGTCTAAACAATCACTTAAATAGTTTATCATAATCTTACGATATTCTCTAAACTGTAGACGCATACGCATATCATCTTCAGCGTTACCACCCATCATAAACCATTTCCAGTTAATACCTCCGGGCTTACCAATAACACATTGCATGAAAGCACTTAATCCACTTATAATAATTGGAACTTCTCTAGTATGCCCTATTGTAGAAAGCATAGAAGTATCATTTCCATACGGTAAATTAAAATGGTCTGCCTGTTTCTTACTATAAAAAGCCATTGCATCAGCAAACTGTCCATAGCGTGGCTCATACCAATGAACACACAAGGGGTGTATCTCTGGATCTTTTACTGCATATAATAAAGTTGCTGTACTTTCCACTCCCGCACTAAGGGGCATGTATGCATTAGTTTCAGGGTGATCTGCACACGCCTTTGCAATATCTTCTGATGTTACTAGTGTCATTTTAAACCATACCATTCTTCTACTTGTAATATGCGTTTTCTTTGTAACTGTGGTCTGTTATATCTGTAACCGCTGCCAGTCCTGCTACCTGTTCTAATAATGTCCTTTCTACTCCCGCCTTTAAGGTTACATCTACCATACCACAACCTTGACAACCACCACCAAATGTAAGTACAGCTGTATCGTCATTAACAACTTCATGTAATGATACCTCTCCACCATGACTTGCTAGAGCAGGGTTAATCTCTGAATACAATACATAATTTATTCTTTGTTCTAAAGAGGCATCTTCTGTTACTTCGGGTATTTTTGAATTTGGTGCTTTGATCGTTAGTGTGCCACCAAATCTATCTTTCGAATGATCTACAATAGCACCTTCCATATAACATAAAGATTTTTCATCTAAATATACTTTAAAATTATACCCTTCTTCTAGTCTATAATTTGATAAGTCATCCTCTTCTGTAGCATATGCAATAACTGTCTCTCCTCTAGGAGTGCCAGGCTCAAGGACTTCTATTTTAATGCCCATAGCAAATTGTCCTTTAGTTGCAAGGAGTTCACTTAAAAACTCTTGTGCTGATTCTGTTATTTTCATTTTAAACCATACCATTCTTCTACTTGTTTTTTCCACTGTTCTTTTTTGTATACTTTAAAAGGTTTTCTTATAAAACCACCGCCTTCTAACTCTACTATTTTCCACTCCACTTCTTCAGTTTCTGGATCGCCAAATATTTTCTTTTCGTGTTGTTCTTGTTTCCAGTTTTTCATTCTGCGTTCTAATCTTTTTTCAAATGTTTCTTTCATCTATTTGACCTACTAACTCTATCATGTTTAAAACTAATCGCTATTTTCTTATCCTCAGGAACTAAAATTTCAAGAGTTTCATACCACCAATCTTCATTATTTAAAATTGTGTGCATATCAATACCTCCTCTTAATTTTTTAGATGCGGGCTTTGTATCAAGTTTAAAGTATATCGCATCTCCGAATGAACAGACTTCAGCTAAAACATCATGAAATTCATCATAATGTAAGCACTCTAATACGTCTACGCATAGTACTAGATCAAAGTGTCCTGTCGGTTTTATACTATATTTTTCAATATAAGGATCATACATATAGGGTAAATCAACACCCCAATATTCGTGGCATTTTTTTCCTCTGTATTGCACTCCAGCTCCACAACCATAATCTAATATAGTGGAAGGCTTTACTTCGTCTATAAATTTTTTAATTTGTTTCTTACTAAGAATAGTAGAGCCCCCATTTAGGTTTCCTACATTCTTATGATACCAACGATATTCTTTTGCTAGTTTATCAACGGTTAGCATCTATATCCGATTCAAATGCTCCACTATAATCCATTTCTGAATCATTATACATTGCTGCGTTTTGTCTGTTTTCCAGTTGTTCCAATCTTGTTACAATCGCTGGAAATGAATTCTCAATTCGTTCTATTCTTTCTATATTAAATAGACCGAAATGAGGTTTCCCGAGTTCATCCAGTCTTTTCATTAACATTGGAAATCGTTCTGCTTGTTTCTTTTCGATTGCATTTACTCTTGCTTCTAACTTTCTCATATTCATTCGATCTTCAAATGCCTCCTTTATTACTGGATTTTTCTTTCCAGTATTGATCATTGGATAACTTTTTGCTTCCATGATATATTCCTCCCTTTCTTTATTATAATCTCTGATGGCTTGCCAAAATTCTGATGCGTCATTCATAATTTAATTTCTCGTAATCTACTTCATAGTATTTTTCCGTCAGTTTAATACTATGTTTATTCCATACTATTGGAAGCACATTGGGAAGATCAAAAACTTTTATCGGGCTAATATTTAATGCCTTCCAAATAGTTTGTTCTTCTAATTTATGCACTTCTGCTTTTCCTATAAACTCTACCTGTCTAAGAGGTCCATACCTCAATTCTATATTGTAGGGTTCCTTATCTAATCCCGCATTGGCTTCCCCATACATATATCCATATATTAAACGGTAAATCCATTTATCAAATTCTGTATTTACTAACTTTATATGTACTAGAAGTCTATATAAACTTTCAATCCTTCTAAGAGGGTGTCTCACTAATACATAATATTTATAGTCTGGACCGAACTCAATTAATTCATGGTAAGTAGCATGCTTCTTATGAAACTCTTTCTTACCGCCATGAACTGTATATACTACTTGTATTGCTTTATCTTGTTGCTGCGAATTTATCTGACGTATATCATTTTTATACTTAGCTTGTAAAGAAGCTTCTATACTTGTCCCGCCTGTTCTGGGTATATGAACAAATCCTATCCCAGCTTCATCGATCAGCATTTAATAATCTGTTAGTTTTAGTTATGTCATCAACTACATACTCTGCTGCAGCATCTCTAATTTTTAATATTTCGTCACGTGGTAACTGTTTATTTGCTACTACAAGTTCAGGAATTATATAACTTTGTTCCTGCATAAGATATACTAATATTCGTGCAGCTTCATGAGCCGAAATAAAACCTTCATGCTCGCCAACCATTGGAGTATTAGTCCAACCAAGGCTTACTGTCATACACCTACATTTATTTACTACTGGCCAATCAGATGCTACTGACTTAGCATACTCTGCTAATTCTTTTTTATCATTTAAGTATACATCACCAGTTAATCCCGGTTGATATATACTTGCTGACCCTGTGCTGATAACATACTTATCTTCTCGATCTGCCCATTGTTTATGCAAGGTTTTTTGAATCTTACATTGAACTCTAGGATACCACGCATTGTTAAAGACGACATCAAGATCATTCCTTAGAATATCATTTATAATATCATCTCCCTGTTTAAAAGCCATATTAAATCCATTGGATCTGCTGTAACCTTTTACATCATCTCCTCTAAATTGTAGGATTTTAAAAATTTCTAATCCTATTCCACCAGTGTGACCTATCACACCAATTTTTCTTTCTTCCATTATCAGTTCCTTATAGTGAACATAATACAAATCCCATAGTAACAATAACAACACCAGACAATGTAGCTAATGCTATCTCGTCTGCTCTCCTTGCTCTACGGTTTCTTCTAATGTCGTTCGGACCGAGTCTTGCCCGTCTTCTTTCTTCTAAATTCATTTTTTTCCATAAAATTTTTCCCACTTACCCATAGAATAATCATCTCCTATTTCATAATCACACCCAATAGGGCAGTTGGGGATTGAAATGCCTCGATCATTTTGAACGAATAATTTCAGTTTATTACAATAGATTTCCATTTCATCTTCGGGCACTTCTGCTAGGATAGAGTCATGCACTAAAGCGAAGATTTTGGATTTCATTCCCGTTCTATTGATATAATTTTGCATATCTATTGCGCCCAATAGATTTATGTCTGACGCGACAGATTGAACAAGAAAGTTAATTCCACTTCTTACCTCATGAGAGGCAATACCTTTATCCTTACTCTTGGCATTTGGAAGCCTTCGCTTCCTTCCAAGTTCGCTATAAATGAATGCATTGGTTTTAATAAATCCGTTGCAATCATCTAGCCACTCTTTTAGATTGGGGAATGATTCGAAGTAGTCTTTTATAACCCTTCCTGCTTCACGCATGGAGAACTCTTTACCAGAGTCCTTCGTTACTTGCCAACTAATTTTAGCTGGTCCTGCTCCGTACATTATTCCGAATGTAACGGCTTTTGCTTGTTGACGTCTATCATTGTAGAACTTGTCTACTTCGTCAACTTCGCATGGTAACTTGAAGACTTGTTTTGCTATTGTAGAGTGAAAGTTTCCTCCACTTCTAAATACATCTTTTAAGCCTTCATCATTTGACAAAACCGCGGCAACATACACTTCTGCCGTTTCTAAGTCCATTGACACAATCTTGTGTCCTTTAGTTGCTTTAATACAACCTTTGACCGTGGGATTATCCCTCGGTAATTGTTGCATATTCAATTTTCCACTACTAGACAAACGTCCTGAAGTGGTTCCGTGTAAGTTGAATCCTGTTCTCAACCGACTATCTCTGTCCAAATTTGGTATAATTTTATCGAGATATGTATTTTTAATTTTAAGTTTTTGCCGTATCTCAAGGATTAATTGGGGAACCTCATGAACTTGTCCCAATTTGCCTAGAACCTCGGCATCAGTGGAATCAGCCCCTGTCCCCGTCTTTTTACCCGTTGGGGTTAAACCAATATAATCATAAAGAAGTGAGCGCAACTGTAATGTGCTGTTAGGATTGAAGTCACTACCTTTTGCTTTTTCATATAACCTTACCTCAGGAAATTCATATAGTTTCTCTACAGCAGCGTCAATATCTTTCTGCATTACTCCTTGCGCAAATTCTAATCTTTCTCTATCAAAAGGTACTCCATTAGACTCTACTTGTTTTAAAAAGTTACAACCAGTTAATAATATATTTTCATAAACCCATGTGAGTTTTTTATTCTTAGCTAGTGCCTTTGACATCTTTTCATATAATAAAAACGTAACTATAGCGTCCATTGCCGCATACGGATACATTATATCAAAAGGTATCAAATCATAACTGAAAGCTGCTTTAAGAACTCCATGCTTTCTACGATATTCATTACCCCAATCTTCTAAGGGTTTTTCATAATCGCCATAAGGAGTGTGCTTCAGAGCAAGTTGTTTCAAACCATGAGTGCCGGGGTTTTCATCAAAGATATAATGCATAAGCATGGTATCTTCAAATCGTGGGAATTTAAAGTTGAAATGATACTCAAACCATTGAAGATCGAACTTAGCATTATGAAAGATTATTCTTTTCTTATCGAATAACTCTTGTAATTTTTCTTCTACCTCATTATCAATGATGTCACTATCACAGTAGCAACCATGATCAGGCTCGTAAGACATACTAAAGCCGAGCATATAGCCGTCTCTCGCATATAGACTGCTTGTTTCTGAGTCAAGTGCGACATAATCTCTAGGTGAGTCAATCGCTGACTGTATAAACTCAAGGCACTTTCCTTTATCTTGGATTCCATAACATTTATCTTCATCTAATTTTTTTAATTTCAATTCTCCACTAATATACTTAGTGATACTTTCTACTGCATCTTCAAAACTTTTCCTTGCTTCAGGTCTAAACTTAATCATACTTGGATTGATAAGTGCTAAAAACTTCTCATCAATAATCTTTCCATTATATTCTGTTACGGAAGACTTCTTTGTAAAATGTTTGAACGCTTCTGCTCCGACTAAGATAAGCCAGTCATATTCATCTGTATCTAACTCTAAATCTACATTTCGTTTTAGAACTTTCTGAACGCTACTATCTGAACACAATGCAAATCTGTCAAATTCAAACTCAAAATACTTATCGTAGTTTTGAGCGGAGGGTTTAGTTTCTATTAGTGCTACTTGCATTTTAGTACCCATGCTCTACAAAATAACATTCATGTGTCTCGGGTATATAGTTTAAGAATACTACTCCATCTTCTATCTGTTGAGCTGTTCTAGCTCTACCTGATCTTGCTCCTTTAGTTTTAACATCTATCTTTTTAGTTTCACCATCTTTTAATGCAATCATATCTACATAACCACTACCACCTACATTTTTGAAAACCAACCAACCTCGATCAACTAGCCAAGCAGAAGCATGAAGCTCTGCTGAATCTCCTCTTAGAGAATCTAAACTTTTATCATTTTTATCCATATAGTTGTTTTTTCAACCTCCTTATTTCGTCTGGATTGAAGTTGCCGGGGTCTTGCCCGTCTTTTAATGTAACAATTTGAACAGACATTGGCATTTTTTCTGCCAATCCTTTAATACTTTCTGCCGCTTGTCTTCCACCTTCGTCTCCGTCAAACATTATATCTATTCCTTGCACCCCTTGTAATTTTAGAAGTGAAAGTTTAACCCAATTCATTTGCTGAGTTCCGAAACAGCAAACTGTATTCTTTAAACCATTATCCCATAAATTAAGAGCATCAAATATTCCTTCAACTAGAATCACTCTATTATTTATAGGCTTAACTTTAGCAGGACAGAACGGCATTTCTACTCCTAGTGGATAGATATAATACTTATCTGTCATGCCTGATATTTTTCTACCAAGTAATGCTACAGTCTTTCCTGTGATGTCACGAATGGGAAAGATGATCCGCCCTTCAAACTTTGGAACATTCCAAGTGAAGGCTTGCCATATCTTAAGAGTTTTCTCAGATATGTTTCTGAACGGACCACCTTTCCATTCTATGCGGTCTTCCGGGAGTTGGATACCGACAGTTTGCGATTTGGTCTTCGCAATCTTTTCTTTAATTCTGTGTATTCTTACTTCAAGAGGGCTATCAGGAGCTCCGTAGTAAGTAAATAAGTTTCCTTTGAAACCACAGGAAAAACAATGCATTATACCTGTAACCCTATCTACTCGTAAACTAGGGTTGTTATCATCATGCTCAGGATTTAAACATGATATGAGAGCATCCTGTCCTTTAACAGAAAACTTTATTCCTTTCTCGCTTAATAAATCTATTGCTATCATTTTATATATATTATATCAAAAAATAAACCATCTGTCAAGAACTATTTTTCGGGACTACGGTTCTCCTTGTTCAATCGCTTGTCCGGCACCTCTCCTATTAGCTGTCTCAAAGATTTTGCCTTCTTCCTCGCTTTACCCAGTTCTGATTTATGGTTCCACTCAAGCTCGTCTCCTTCCTTTTCAAAATCAGTCATCAAGTTTCCACTTGGATCGTGTGATTCTTCGTAGTATCTACTTTTCCAAACGAGCTCAACCATTTGAAAATATACTGCGACTGCAGTATCCCTAAAATCTTTATCTCCCCATAGATACCATACTAGCCAATACTCTTGGTCTATTCGACAAACTCTTATCTCCTGTTCTCCCAAATCGGGTCGTGTTTTAACTAATTCAGCCATAGCTCTTAGTCTTTGACTTCCAGCGATTGGATACCAATTTGGCATTACTAAAATAGGAGATACCATTCCGTGATCATATAAGCTATGTGCTAGGTTAGTATTGTATGGAACAGATAATATATTCTCTTTTACTTTTTCTTGTTCTAGCAACCAATTTATAGAGCGCACATACCAAGTATGTGGAGGCATAGGTACTAACTCTGCTGTTGCTCTACTTATTCTGTCGTTAGCCATTATAGTTCCTTTAGTTGATCTTGTAACTCATTTATTTCATACTGTAAACGTTCGCGTTCTTTCAGATTTACACCTGCAGCTTGTTGTGCTTTAAGTAGTTCTATCTGTTCTGTTAATTCAATATATGAAAGAGCATCATTTTCATACTCTTTTTCATACCGATTATAGTCTTTATCAGATGTGTGTGAACCTGCCCCACTTTTATTTCTACTATTTTTTGCTACTAAATTTCTTGTAAATTGCGCTTTGAGAGAAGCCTTATGCTTCTCTATATCTTTCTGATTCATGAACATCATCTCCTTATATATTCAATGAGTTTTGCGGTTAAAATTATAGGACTGAATAGTATTCCTATACAAGCTAGTATTAAACCTAATAGTATGAATACTGCCATTTCCCACCACTCTGTAAAGATAGGTATACCCGGTGTCATTTTACTACTCCTTTCCGTATCCTGCACGTGAGTGCCAAGGATGCAGAGGCTGCGGTCCATACTCTATTTTAGGCGTACGATAATCACCTAGTAACTTGCCCTCTCCTAAAACTGATTTATTTCCTACTTCTTTTCCATGTAAATTGTACTCTTTAGCTGGCTTAGACTTTTTAGGTGGCACAGGTCTACCTACTGATCTTCGTTTAATATCATTATGATTAAACTCTGCCCAATATAATTCAAATGCAACACCATCTTCTACTCCTTCAAATTGGTGTATGCAACCCGGCTTAACTTGTGTAAAGTCGCCCGGTAATAGTAACGTTTCATCTACTAGATCATAGTCAAGTTGCCATACACGAACTATCATTTTACCACTCTCTACAAAAAAGCCGTTCCATTTAAATTCGTGTTCATGTTCTGAGCATTTATATCCCGCCTTATACTCTATGCGGTGGAACTCAAGAACTCCATTTGCATGGATTAGTTCTGTCTGTCCCCATATTTTACCTGCTTTCATTATATCCTCTCATAATATTTAGTTGTGAAGTGATCTTCGTCAATATCAAAAAAGTGTTTTAAAAATAATTGATAAACTCCTGCCACTTGGTTTATTTCATACTGTATAGGCTTATTCCTACCAATATCGTAAAATTTCTTTCCATCATACCAACACCCAAAGCCTCTATGAGATTCGAGTTTATATGTCCATTCTTTTCTTAGCTCGTTATTATCAAGATCTCCTAAATAGTTTTCTCCATTTGGGGAGAATTCATACTGATCTTCTCGTAGTTGTTCGGCAATAGAATGAGGATTCATAGGATCAACTGTAGTTCTATGATCCACTTTCCATAGCATATTAAGATCCCCATTCTTATCTCTGCGTATTGGTTTTATGTCTTTAAATATGTGTTTGTATTGATCTCTATGAGAACAAGTCCAATCTATAACCCAGCCTTTTAAAGGAGGGTATTGCATTAAGTGAGGTAAATCTTCTAATACTGTATTAAAAATATATCTATTAACGCCGGGGTGTATTCTCATTGTCTGTTTTTCTAAGTTCCCCCATATTATAATGGGCTCTTTAAATCCCCATTTTATAACATCATTCACAAAAACAAAAAGGCGTAAATATATCCTATTCTGCTGTCTTTTCAGCCATAGGGGTACATATACGCCTTCTCTGTGTTCTTTAAATCCTGCTGGATTAAAATCTTTTATACTAACTTCAAATATGGCTGCTCGGAATGGAATGGTGGAGGTATCATAAATCATCATATGTCTCCCCGACTTTCATGTCTTTCTTCATTTCTTCTTTTTGGTCAGGATCCATTGCGGAGTGTGGTCCGATTTTCAATGTTTCCCAATCAATTTCACTAACAAAGGATTTCATTTCTCCATTTCTCATTTTGTCACATTTGAACTTAATACAATTTTCTTCTTTCCCCCAATGTTCCAAAGTAAAAGCAGCGTCTACTGCATCAAGAATACCTCTTGAAAAACGTGCCTCTCCTTTGGGATTGGTTTGGTAAGCAGATAGAACTAGAACTTGTTGATCTTGAGCAAGAGTTTTTAACCCCTTACTAATTTCAATTTGCTCCATCCAATCATACTGACCTGTGCGACTTGGGACGTTGTGGCGCCTTACTTGGTTTAAATAATCAACGACTACTAAACCGAGGTCGGGATATTCTACTTTCTTTTGTCTTACGACACTAATCACTTTAGCAAGGGTTAGTCCGGGATCGTAGAACACATCTAATTGTGCTTCATTTTTTAACTTCGTATTTCTACTAAGGTCATAATGGAACTCGTCGAATTGATCGTAGACTTGATACTTAGATAGTATTTCATCTCCTCCCTCAAAACGATCTGCCCACCATTGTCCTATTTTGTTCCATTCTTTCTCATAAAGATTTCTTTTTATAAGTCTATTTAATGGAACACCTGTAGCCATACTACACATTCTTTGTAGAATTGGTCTCGAATCCATTTCTATTGTAAAATAAAGAACGCTTCTACCTGACTTCTGTGCTTCAACAGCAACGTTAGCACAGGTAAATGTTTTTCCGTGTCCTCTTTGGGCTCCCACAACGACCAAGTCTTTGGGAGAGAACTGGTAGGAAATATCATAGTCTTGGTTTAATCCAAGAGGTAAATATTTCGCTAAATCTTCTTCTGAGTCGAATAAATCGATAGTATCCATTTCTTCACTATCTTGTGCCGTATCGACTCTATCTTGAACCTGCACTACAATTTCTTGTAGGTGGTCAATATTTTCTTTTGCGTCTGCGATACTTATTGTATCATCTAAATAAGTTTCCATCCGATCCAATATTTCCGTTTGGGTAAATTGGTCTTTTAGATACTCAAGTAGTTCAAACGCGGGCACCTCAGTATCAACCGCTTCTATTGCATAAATCTGTTCTTGCAACTTTCTAGACCGAATCTCATACTTTAAATCTTCAAAAGATGGGAGAGCATGAAATTTGTGGACGTGTTTATCCACTACCTTCCATAGCTTTTGATACTCGCCTTCGGGTAGATAGTGTTGCTTCAGCCGATTCCATGTTTCAAAATCGCCTGTAGTTAAGATTTGCTTCAATAATGCGCTTTCTACTGTCATTTTCTCTCCCAAGAATAACTAGGAGAGTCGAAACCCTCCTAGTAGTCCTGACAATAAAAGCTTAAGATTGTACTCTTTCTTTTCTAGCTGAACCGTCATAGTCAGCGCATACGAGACCACGCCTTGTGAGCATAGTCTTTACACCTCTGACAGTCTTGCCGATTTGATCAGCAATTTCTTCAACCGTAAGGTCGTCGATTTCAACATCAGCCAAAGGATCTGCTTTTCCAGAACCCTTTGTGTGTTCTTGCTTAGGGATAGCGTTAATTTCGCCAGCTCTAAGTAGAGAGAGTGCCTTTCCTCGGATAGAGTTTACACTCTTACCAATTTCTGCTGCAATAGCTTCGATGAATGAACCATCGTTAACCATGCGAACGAATACAACTTCTTCTGCATCAGTGTAAGTTTTTACACTTTCAACTTTAGGAGCAGGTTTTACATGCTCTGTAAGTTGCATAGAAAGGATCTTACCTTGTATTGATTTGGCACTGAAAAATCCGTCTGAGAATTGTTCAGCGATTTCAGCATAAGTATACTGGCCTGTATTGCCAGTTACAAAGTTACTGAGGGTGGCTTCTTGTTCGTCACTAAAAGCTTTAGTGTTTGAGCTAGAAGCTAGCTCTACATCATAACCCATTTTTCTCAATTTGCTTGATACTGAGCGTACTGAAGTTTCGAGTTCTTCAGCTGCGCTAGCAACAGTAGCTTGTGAAACTGGGGTTTCGTCACCGACAAAAGATTCCAATGATGCGGTTCTTTCGTCTGTCCATTTAGGTAATGCCATTTTTTTCTCCAAATAAAATATTTAGTTTGTTTATAATAATGACTCCTCGTTCCCGAGCAGTCTGCGTTTTAGCCGACTCAATACCACTCTCATTTATTAGATGAGTGCAGTCTTTTGTCAAACTGGATTTTACAACATATCCATGTTGTTCCAAAACTTTTTCAGCATGAGCTTTGCTGGGGAAACTTTTGAGTCTACCTGTTATGCAGACAGTTCCTACTATTTGTCGTTTTATAACTTTCTTCGATTTAAAACTAAACGGTAAGAGTTCTTTATACCTATTCGGATAAAACTCAGTTTCTAACCATGCTATAAGGTTAGCTGTTGCTTTCGGACCAATGCCTGCTTCAATGCAGCTTTCGATGGATACATCTTCAATAGATGAAACCTTTTCGCATAACTTACGGGAAGCTGATCGACCAAAAAGCGGAATAGAAAAAGCGGGTAATAGTGTCTGTAAATCTATCGAATTTGATTTCTCAATTTCATTTACTAACTTCTTCGCCATTTTCTCCGAGCCCAGTCTGACGGTAGTTTCCCCGACAGTAAGCTCATAAAGTTCTGGATAGTCTAGGATTTTCAACTTGTTAATAGTTGCAGGACCTAGCCCCTTTATCTTCAAATGTTTAGCAAAGTTTTCTAATTTTTTATCCCATTGAGCTGGACACATCTTGTTAAAGCAATATAGTATTTCGTTAATAAAATTCAATTCGCTATCGCAGGAGGGACAGTTCGTGGGAGCTAAAATTTGTTCCATTCGCTATTTCTCATTCTTTTTCATTTATATTGTATATTATACTAAAAATTTAACCGTGTGTCAAGAAGTTTTTTCAATTTATGTCTTATTTTTTAGGATTAAAATTTTCTTCGTCTTCATAGACATAGGTGTCCGACTTGTATGTTCGACGAAGTTGCCACTCAAAGTATAATATTTTAATACGTTTATAAAAACGCTTGAATCTTTTCATCTTCTATGTCCTCTATAATTCTTGTTGCCATATATTCATGTCCTTGTTCTAAGGGGTGATCTTTTTCACCGATTGGCAACTTTGCTTTCTTTACTATATCATAGAAACCATCTTCTTCTAAAAAAGGTAGTTCCTTTACTACTTGTTTTTTACTAAGCTCTATTGAGTCCCAATAATTATTTGCTGCTTCAAGATAGTCCTCGTCTAGTAAATACAAAAAGGGCTTGTATTGCCCACTTGAAAATGTATAGAACAGATAAGGAATACCTTCTGCTTCTAAAAAGTATTTTGTCGAAAGCATGTAACTAATAGTATATTTTAGATTTAATCTTACATTTCTTACTTCTTTCATATATCCATTTAGATAATGAAAGTGACTATCGCTTTGGTCTTGATGTTTAAATAGGTTTGTTTTTAACTTATCAACTTCTAAACTTCGATGCGCTAACACATGGTTCTTCCAATTAGTTGCTCGCCATCTTGGTTTATTCGTTTTAGGGGTGGGTAGCCATACATTTCCAGAAGTATTTTCTCCTACTTGTAAATATTCTATTCTATTTATTCCAGTCCACATTATAACTACTAAATCATATTCATTAGTTAAACAATGATTCATAGTACTTCTCCAAATCCTATCATTAGATCCGCCTACTTTAGCATCATTATCTTCTTCTGTTTTAAAGTAGGCACAAACAATACTAGAAAATCTATCTGTAAACTTTTTCTCTAGTTCATACCCATTGGTAAAACTACACCCATTAAAATAAATCAAAATACTCTCACTTGTGTTTCTCGTTGAAATACTTGAGCTTGGTTCCAATCATTAACTAATGGTTTTCCTTTCAGATTTAAACTTGTATTTAATAACATAGGGACTTTAGTTCTCTCATAGTATTCTTCTAAAATTTTTCTTAGGATAGAAGGGTTATCTCGTTTTACAACTTGAACTCTTGCACTACCATCCACATGGGTAACTGATTTGTAATCGTGTTTGGCTTGAGACACAAACTGCATGTACTCGTTTTTTGGTCCATCGAAATAATCGTCTGCAAACTCCTCAAGAATTGCAGGGGCAAAAGGTCTAAACTTTTGTCTTTTCTTAATTCGATTAACCGTGCGCTTAATATTGTAGCGGGGATCACCGAGCAAGCTGCGATTTCCCAAGGCTCTAGGTCCAAATTCTGCTTTTCCATTTGCTACTCCTACTACTTTGTATGCAAGTAGATTATCTACGATCTTTCTAGGATTGGGCATACCCATTATTTCATATCCTAAAAAGCAATTTTTAAACTTTATCTGCTTCCCGATATAACCGAGAGCAGCTCCTAAACTACTTCCTGCATCGCCAGGATTTGGGAATATCCAAACCTTGTCGAAATGTTTATTTACTACTTTACTATTAGCTACACAGTTAAGTGCCACTCCACCTCCATAGCAAAGATTCTTTCCAAACTTACTAGCATGTTTCATTATATCATTGATACGTCTTTCAATTTCAAACTGTGCACTAGCTGCTATATCTTCTGGAGCGTGTCCTTGAAAGTCTGTGAGTGAGAAACCTTTATGCCAGTTCTTGTCTGGTAAATCAAAACACCATCGCATACTAACTATAGGCTCTCCAAAAGCAGCCATACCCATAGTGATATATTCATCTTCATTTGGTTTTAAACCAATTCGTTTCGTTATAGCACTATAAAACAGTCCGATACTGTGTGGATAATTATCACACCAGACACATTCCAATTTTCCATCTTTTGGAATCCAAATACTAGAAGTTTGCCATTCTCCAATAGCATCAATCACAACAATAACAATATCATTGGAGAATGGGGCAGTATAATATGCTGCCGCTGCATGGCTTTCGTGATGTTTTAAGTGGTAATCACATACATCTTCATATTCAACTGGATCTATGTACCAGTCTGCTCTCCTTTCGTTCTTTAGTTTAATGTCCTCATAAAAAACGGAGACATCTGCGTCCATATTTAGTAACCATTGTGGTATAGTTGGATCATTCTTTTTCCCCGTGTAGCGTTCTGCATGTGCAGCAAAGAGAATCTTTGGCTCATCTATGTAGGGTGAGGTTTCAACTAATGATACTGATGCATCATGAAATCCTGATGAAACACCTAATACTTTCATTTTTTTACCAATGAAGTTTTTGGTGAGGGACCGACTAATCTAGCTTTCCTAGCCCTCTTTTCCCTGTCTGCCTCCCATGACCATTTGATTCCCTCTGTGGCACCTCTATATTTAAAAGGCTTTGCTACTACAAAAGGATTATGTCTTTTACCTACCCATTCAAAGAAAAAACATACCTGTATTGGATCAACATAATTAATCCATTGGTCTATTGCTAACTTATTACTTTCGTGCGGATATATTCCTCTAGGTGAATAACATTCACAATGTTCTTCAATCGCTTTTTCACTATCTGCTGCCAAGTAATGCCAATTACCTAAATAATCTTTCGCCTTAGCAAAAGCATATATACCCTTGATCTCAGAATACAACTGCTCTGTCATCGAATCTTATTATTCATAGGAACAATATATTTTTCCATAAACCTTTGTTTAATTAAAGGTGTATATAAAAATAAGAAACAATATAATGTAACAATTCTCTGTCTAATATTCATTCTACTGGGATTCCTCCTACCCACCATGAGAAACTAAATTTAGTTCCATTTATCACTTTTCTACTTCTATGCCACATATGAGAGCTAAATACTACTGCATCTCCTGTGTTTAGCTTAAAAGGTTTATGTTTAAAAATTTCTGTTTCTCCTCGTTCGTATTTATTATTTAGATTTACAACTACACTAACACGATAAGGGGCTTTGTGTCTATAATAGTTTTCTAAATCTAAATGATTATCTTTATGCCAACCTAAATCCTCTCTGTATGTAATTTTATTTACATACTGTATAGTATCGTTTCCTAACTTGAACTGATAACTCTTTTCATTATATTCTTCTGCCAGTTTCCATAAGTCTGCATCGGCAAATTCAAATATAGTTTGTCTCCAAACTGTCATAGGATAAGGATTAGGACTAATAGCATCTCCATAACTTTTATGTTTTTCTGAATCAAACATAATCATATCATCAGTATACTTTCTGATGAGATCATCACATTTTCCTACTGTCCAAAAGTTAGGTTTAATTCCTACTATACTAAAATTTTCTCTATCTATTTTCATTTGTCTGACTTTAGAAATATACCCCTATGTGGAGGCTTGTATTCGTGTATTGTATTCGTGTAGACAATGTGGACAAAACCATGTCTTTGTATCAAAGTCTACTTCCTTTACAGATGGATAACTCCACCAATTATGACAGACTTCACAACTGAAATGATATAAAATTTCTTTACTATACTTCATTTAAACTACTCTTTGGAATGGATTAAAACCCACTATTAGTCTGCCGTGACAGTCACATTTAAAAGGTACTGCCAGTTCTTCTTCATTTGATTCATAATTAAAAGTAATTTCATCTCCGCTCTTTATATTTCTTAGAGCTACTAAATAAGGCAGCATTAGAAGATCACCATGTTCCACAACAACTTTAGTATTAGGATTACAATGATGATTTACATGACCGCCTGCCCAACTTTCTATATGTTTATTTCTTACTTGTATAGAAGTTTTAGTTGGATATGGAAGGTAATTACCTTCTAGAATATATCAACCATCCTAATACTGATAAAATAAAGAAAAACCAGAGAACTGGAACCATTGCTTCTTTTAAAACATTCTCTCTTAATAATTTCATGTTCCTAAACCCCATCTAATAAAGTATGCCACTAGACCTATAATCAATACCAACATCATCGGGCCTGCTATTATTACAAAGTCTAGTAGGGTCATAGGGTTATCTTTATCAGCCATTAAACACTCCCGACAATAACTAGCAGTATCATTCCTACAGCAATTAAGCCTAGAAATAAAACATTTTTATATTGATTTCTCATCTTTGACTTCCTTTTTTTGGGAACTTATCCAAAATTTTACTTGTCATTTTAAAACACTCCGTGTATCCACCAAATTTCTGAGATGGTTTAAATCCATCATTTTCAAACTCTTTATGAAGTGCTTGTTCTAAACAGAACACTTCATAAAGAGTACTGTGCCAAGTTCTCTGTATGCGAACTTCATAACCTGTAAAGCCATAACTTCTTTTAACTACTTGACGCCAATCTTTTCCAGCAGCAATACCCACTTTAATACATTCTCTTTCAAATGTTGTTTTGTTTACTAAGACAACTCCATATAAAACTCCATCACGTCCTTTTTCTTGTGGGCGATTTTTAAAATAAGTTTCGTTGTAAACACCTTTACTCATTAATGTAGAGTTTCTACTGTTGAATACTCTGCTAATAAGTCCTCAAACAAATCTTCATCAAATTCAACCATTGTTCTAAAAGTTTCTATATCAACAGCGTGATGTCCTGCTGGAATCTTAGAAATATAAACTCTATACGCTTGCTGTAATTGTTCTTCTAAATATAATAGCATTAAACTCTCCTCACTATTCTAGGGATAATTTCCCCGCTTCTAATAACTTCTACCATGCAACCTATTTCTAAATTTAATTGATTTATGAAACCGATATTATGTAGGGTTGCTCGGGAGATAGTAGCTCCTTTGATTTCTATTGGTTCTAGAATTCCTACGGGAGCTACCGCTCCACTCTTTCCTGTATTCCATTCTACATCAAGTAATTTTGTAACTACTCCTTTCTCCCTTGTTTTTAACGCGTATGCTCCGCGAGGGTGATGAGAAGTGTGACCTAATTCTTCAAAGTAGGAATACTTGTCAACACGAAATACTGTTCCGTCTTGAGGGAACTCAGTGTAATCGCCTAATGTAATTACATTAAACCAATTTTCTAAGAGTTTCATATCTTGACTCCAGTATTCCCCAATTTGTGGTTGAATCCCATAAATTATTAAGGTGAGTTCTCTTTTTTTAAACTCCTTTACATCTTTTAGATTTAGTGCACCAGCTGCATAATTTCTCGCATTTTTTATTGTTTTGGGAGCTACAATTTCTCCTGTGATTTGTCTTAATCCAGAGAATAGTGTTTTGCCAAATTCTAATGAGCGAGGTGTGATATGCTTAATTTTATCGCTTACGTCTAAACCCGATATGCCATCTCCTCTAGTAAGTGCATCATGAAATAAACCATCTACATAACAAAGAGACACAGCTGCGCCGTCCATTTTAGGTGTGGCAACTACTGCATAATTTTTATAATTGGGGGGTGTGTCTTCATTTGAAAAGACTTTTTGAAGTGAGTACATAGGAAAGGGATGAGCGAATCTACTGTTCGTTTCATGCCCAATTCTAAACTCTTGTTGTGTGTTTTCAACTAAATGGTCGTAAACCTCATCTGGAATGATGGGCAGACCTTTGTAGTATTGATCGCGACATTTATTTATGTATACTTCTAAATCTCTATTCATAGAGATATTATACTAAATTTTGGGGGCTATGTCAAGAACTATTTTTGCGAAAGTAAAAATAGATTACAGATAAATTTGATCGAGCTTATCTTTAAAATATTCTTCTAGTATGTCTTTAACTTCGGTAAGCGAGAGGATTTCGACTAGTCCGTCAAACAGATTTCTACTGTTATCAAAGTCTAGAGGTATAGAAATTCCTTCCCTGCTAGGCTTCCATTCTTCATCAAAATCTTGGTAGTATTTGCGTATAGATAGATACTCAATATCTCTAAAAGTATTGATTGTTAGAAAAACCTTCTCGTGTTTTTCTTCGTTATAGTGTATCAGTTTTTCAAATACGGGTGGGGCTTCATGTATTTCTATCATTCTTCAAAATCGCTTGTAAAGGAATAATAGAAGTAACATTCTCAGGCATTAGTAATCTGTAAGAATCAGTATCCCAACAAAATAACAAAACTTGCTTGTCATTTGGTCTGGCTCTATTCCTTTTAGACTGGATATACTTATTATCGAAGTTTAGTGTACAGACGTTATACTTTAGTCTACGACTGTTCTGACTTCTATAAGTAATAATTGCATCGCCGTATTTATCAACCTGACGGACGAATTCCTCTTTCTTCATTAGGTTCCTTGTGGGTTAGTACTTATTGGTCACCGTCCCAAACAATGGTTTCCTTAAAACGAGGTCTTTCCTGAAGTTACAAAAATACGTTGGGGATATTGCTATCCCCAACGATCAGGGGTAGTTATTCGTTTACTTTGTTAATTATCGCTGCAAAATAATTAGCCGCTTTTCCCGTCAGCTTACTAATTATTGATTCATCAGGTTCTTCTCCAGTATCACGAATTGCACTTGCTAAAGTTGCCTGTGCATCAGCTACTGACACACGACCACCATTCGTTTTACTACTAGAGGAACGAGTTGCAGGAGTTTTCTTAACATATACACCAGCTCTCACTAATATATTTCTTACACCATTTGGGCTCTCGCCTAACTCGGTAGAAATATCTTTAACGATTTCCATACTGTTTTCAGGAGTTGGTTCTTCGCTTGTGTATTTCTCTATTGCCTGTTGTTTCTTTGCTTCTTCCCAAGGCATTCTCTTTCTCCGTTGTTGATAATAAAATCTGTCGCCCATATCTTTTTATTCTTTTTATATTATTATTATACTAAAGAATAAGGGCTTTGTCAAGAACTATTTTTTAATAGGTGTACCCGTAGGTATCAAGGTCTGGCTTTACTAGTGCAGCAGTCACATTTAGACTCTTATTTGTATACCACCTTCTGTAGTCCTTTGCTATTGTTTGCTCCATCAAAATTGAACTATTTGTTACTTGTTCCATATCAAGAGCTATGAGATCCTGTTCCCAGTTCTCTAATGTGATAATCATATCACAATCTTTATATAAATCTACCTGACTCTGTAAGTTAGATTTTTTAATCCACTTATCAAAGCCAATCCAATCCCAACTGCTGCGGTATAATGCAACAATTCTTTCGTAAGGATTTCGTATTACTCCGATAGTTTTACTATCGGATTCCAGAAATAAACTCTGATTCATTCTCTAGTTCTCTTGCTAAGGCTTTAACATCTGCTAAATGATATTCACTCATAACCATATGATCCAGAGCGCTAATTTTATCTAGTAATACTACTAATTTCTTACTACATTCTGCTACTGTGTGTATGTCTGCCATTTTAAAAATACTTTTCTAACGCTAGAAGCTTATCTTCTGCTTCTGCGATCCTATGCATTTGAGTATCTATAGCCCCAATAAGATCAGGGTGTTCTCCTATACCTACGGGGTTAGTTAAAAATACTTCTACATTTGCTTGTGCTTCTGCTATTTCGCCCTCATATTTTAATTGAAGGGCATTTTTTATTTTATCTCTCATTTCTATCCATTAAGTTTTTTACGTAACTAATAATAAAGCGTTGTCTATATCTTTCTCCTAAGGCTGCTATCATAAGTAATGGTACGCATACCATACTTAGAACACTCCATATAAGAAAAGTTAAATAACGCCACTTGTAAACTATATGCTCATCATCAAGTTCTCGAACTAATGCTATAGCAGGTATATATATCTGCCACATTACAAAAATCCAAGATGCTAACCATAAGGGTATAACCCAATCAAAAAGATACTCCATATTTTTCCAGATGCCTCAAGCTGCCTAAATCATAAGCTAGAGAGAATCCATAGTGTCCTGCTTGTCCATTGACTAAAAGTCCATAGGCATAATGAAAATCTTCATTGCCTTGGTAGTCCTGATAGACATAAATACTATATCCTTTTGCTCCGTACTTTTTTTCATAATCAAAAGTTTGTATACCTGCCATACTATCTTGGTATTCTTTGGTATATTCTCTAACTATTTTAGCGGGAGCGTTTTCTCTAGCCGCCCAGACCCGTTCACCTTCTTGGAAAGATTCGGCAACACATTCATCTGGAAGTAATATATCTCTAGTCTTACTAAATCCTTTTGGTAATTTTTGTGGAATACCTACTCTTTCGATAATTCCTTTTACAAAAGCATTTGATCTATATAGTCTTTTTGCAATAGCCGAGATATTATCTCCGTCTAAATACAACTCTATTACTTCTTTTATTTCAGCTCTGGTTGCGCCCTTTCCTTTATTTTGACTCTTACGTAGTTCTTTAAATGCAAGAGTATCTTCAAAATCATCTATGATTCTCTGAAGGCGGGTCGTGTTATACCTTATATTCAGAATTTCGCAGGCTGCTTTTTTAGTAATTGGATCGTCTGTGCTAAGGAGGTCAATTACATGACTAATGTTTGCATCTGTTAATTTTTCGTAGTCTTTCTTTCTTATTGCTAATGCCAATCGTAATCCCCATTATTTGCTAGTTGTCGTCCTAATAACATTATAGCATAGTGAATTATTTTTAGTAGATCAGCTTCATCATACCCGTTCTTTTTTCCGTAGCGTTGAGCATACTTTATTATATTTCCTATACAAAACCCTACTCCGTGTTCTGCATCAAATATGAACTCTGTTGCTTGGATATTTCCCCGAGCGTAATGCTTGTCATAAGTGTCATTTATATACTGTTTTGCTACTGCAAGAGCGTCTTCTTCATTAAACTTATAATCTATATCTTTATAATCTACCATTCCGATTGCCAAAATCCTAATTGTGTTAATCTACCTGTTTCTTTATTGTGTCCGAAACTAGTTACTCTAGGGGCATGAAATAATGTTCCATCATATATTATACACCTATTGTATCTATTTTCAATCGTTACATGAGGCTTCCATGCATCTTCTGCTTTACTACCAATAAACTCTGTAAAAGATTCTCCTACTGTAGGAGCATCATTTTCATACTGTCTAATAACCTTTGTCTTTCTATGTTCTAGCAATACTGTACCAGTACCATTAGGAGGATTAGGATTTAAATAAATAACTGCAGCCCAATACATAAAATCTCCACGTACGTCTTTAGTATGATCTCCATGAACCCAATTAAAGTAGTGTTTTCTTTTGTAACCTAAGTTAAAAGCTCCGTTGCTCCAACCATATCGAAATCTAACTACTTTTTTACTTGTAATATTTTCCCACCTATTTCTTAGGTAGATCATATTATCATACCAAGGATTAAAAGCTCTAGCCCCCGGATGGTTAACCGATTTCCCTGTTCTTTGTCCGTCTATAAACTCTAGCTTAAGAGCTTTATGACGAATTTTATCGGGATCAGGATAAAAGTCATCTACTATGTAGACCACTACTCTAGCTCATCAAGTACGTCCAGACCACCTTCTATTTTTGCAAGGTATTCTTTGAGGCGATTGAGTCTTCCTTCAAGCACAGTTATCTGCTCTTCAGCTTCTTTCTGTTGCTTCTGAAGATTAACTCTTAACATTGTCCTCTGTGTCATAGTTTTCATTTCTTCTCCGACTATCCCAATTAACTCAGGTTTCTCCATGTCTGCTTCCATGCTCTCTCCATGATCTAAGAACGGTTGAAACGCCGTCTTTCTTAATCATTCTTAAGAGTCTACGCTGACCAAAGTCTTGCCTAGCTTTATCAAACCAAGCGTTTTTCTGATCGTCATCCCAATCGGGCGGAAAACAGACACGCATACCATCTAACTCGTATGCTCTGATACCAGTTTTTGGATCTCTTATTAAATTGTGTTTATCCATTATTTTAATTAAAAGGTAAGTCCTTCTCCAGATCGAACTGGCAGGTACCGCCTCTAAAGTAGTTCCCCTTTATTTAATGCCTGCTGCCTTATTTACTCGCGAAGCGTTCAGGACGCTTGGTGTTATGTATAGGGTTACGTATCTAAAGATTAAGTTCACTTAGAGTACTTCTATGAAGGACTGACCTAGTAGCCTTGAGTCTGGTGACTATAAGCGTCACCGCACTCATGTAAAAATTTACCACATAAGCACTTTGGATGAGTTTGCAGATAAAACTGCAAAGCATTGTCCCATGCCGTGGTTTGTGTTTTTAGTTTCTTCTTCAATTTCATACTTATATTATACTAAATTTTTGAAGTCGTGTCAAGAACTATTTTTGGGATCGTATTATTTAATCCTTACTTCTTCGCACCTTGACTATTGATTTTGTCTTTAGCCGTGCCAGCATATAAACCAAACCATGCAGCACCTGCTCCAACAACTATGGAAATTAATCCAGATTGCTCGAAAGTTGGTGCTTCTAAAGCCATGAACCACATTGTACAGAAGTACAATAAGTAGATGTAGACAGATAAAAATGCTCTAGGAAATATCCTATAAGCGTCTATCATATTAGAAAACCATATCCACCTCTGCCAAGGATTGTCTGGTTCCCTTTCCATCTTCATTTGCATTATTTCTGCTTTTAATTCGCCAATTTCTGAGACCATAGCCATAAATTTATTGAGATCAATCTCAACCTCATTACGACTCATGTCTCCATGAAATTCTTCACTATGTGCCATTTTCTATTTCTCCCAACCAGTCTATCCATTCCACTCTTTTGTAGGGCTTTCGACCTTTCTTCTTCTCTGTAAAGTGAAAAGAAATGGATATTCTTGGGCTTAGGGTATCTACCCTATGATATAATTTTTTAGGTATATATAATAAATCCCCTTCAGATAAGTCAATTACAGTTTGAACTGTTGCCTCATCTCTTTCAGGACAATCATTTTCGAACTCATTATATATATACCAACGAACATCTCCCCTTACGTGAAAGAGATAGTTATCTGTTGAGTCCGCATGAATTGGAAAGCATCTAGCTCCTTTTTGATTTGAACAATAAAGATTTGCTTGACCAATTCCATAATACTTTTCAAATTCTTGACATTGTTTCCACATTGTTTTATTTAAAAACTCGCTAAGAGTCAAAATGAAACTGCAACCTTGCTGCCAATATCCAAAAATTTCTTCTCTAGTTAATTTAATCTCTGCCTTTTTGTGACAGTATTTCCCTGTGGGAGTTACTATCTGTAATTGTGGCATACGATCCCACCCATTCAATTTATGACTATTTAAATACATATCAAGTTCATTCCAACTAAAGTGATCTTTAAAAATGTTCTGTTCACTTTTAGCTACAAAATATTTCTTATCCTTAAAAACATCATAAAATCTTTCTATAGGCATTGGTAATAATTGTTCAAATGGTATGCTCATAATAGTTCTTTTGGGAAATCTTTTTCTTTAAACCAAGTTACTAGAGAGTGTCTTATTCCTCGTGTTATAGGTTTCACTCTGTGTTTTAATGCTGGATTAAAAACAATAATAGATAAAGGATCATATGCAAACTCAGGTAGCTCTATTCCTTCAATTTCTAACTCTCCACCTTCATATTCATTAGGTGGATTTAAACATGATATAAAAGATAGTTTTCTATATCCATGACCACTACCATCTTGATGCCAGTTATAATAATTTCCTTTTCTGTATGTTATAATCTGTACTATTTCACAGTCATAATTACCAAATTGACTAGCAAATTTAGTTAATTCACTATGAATAATATGTTCTGGTTTAAATACATTTACTCCTGCATGTCCTGCAGTTTTTAAACTACGTGCAGGAGGTACAATATATCCGCCCGGTGGTGGTTTAATATATCTTACATCAGCAGACCTCCAAGTATCTTCACGGGCATCGGCTGCTGTTTTTCCTACTAAGGCTTTTGTTGGAATATGGGTTGAAAAAGTTTTTATAGCAGCTCTATATACTTCTATATCTAATGCGTTTTTAAAAACTGATACCAACATTAAAATTCCTCTGGATTACTTATCATCTTACATTCCTTAGCATACCTCCATAAAACTTCAGCTATGTCTTCTCTAGGAAAGTTACCTTTAGCCCAAGGTGTATAAGTAGGATGCCATGGTTGCATGCTCATTGCAGTAAAATGTAAATGCCAAATTTCATCTAAACTGAATGGGGGTTGATTATTCGCATTAAAATCTTTCGGTTGAAAACTAGTATTTCTTCCATCATAACTATTCCATCTAGGATTTAATTGTTTTATTATTCCTTCGCTTCTGTGTTTGAAAGGTTTACCTAACCCTAAAAACCAAGTGTATTTATAGTTATTTTCAAACTGAGCAATTTCAGGAATTGGGAGTGTATATTTTTGTGCTTTTTCACAATCTATCAACATTACACTATCACAATAAAAGCCTTTTTCATACCTTGTGCCTTTCATCTTTTCCCCATTATCTGTTAAAGCGTCCCATACCATAGCATAAGTATTTTCTTCTAAGTCTGTATTATATAAGTCTGCTATGTCTCTAAAATTCAATTGGTCAACATCAAGGTATATTGCTTTACCTTTGAAATTACATAGTTCAGGGACTGTATATCTAAAATTCGTAAAGGGTGTACCCCACCCTCTCATATTCCAGTTAGGAAACATTTTAGGTCTTAAAAAAGTTATATCTAATTCTTCTGATGTATGTTTAAATAGACTATAAACTAGTATTTTCTCAATCCAGTTATCCTCTGTGTCGCTAGTACCAACAAATATTCTAATCATTTCTATACTCTACATGAAAATAAGTAGTACCTTTCTTTGGTATTACTGTAGAATAAAATAAATTTCCAGCAAGGTAGGATAAATTATCCTCTACTTTATGCCACCTTTTGTCTCTTTCAAACCATTGTATTAAATGGGGGTGTTCAAGTCCTAAGTCTTTACAAGCAGATATATAAGAATATGCTGTGCCTTTCTCCGTGTTAATTATATCTGCTTCATTAGCCTCCAAAAAGAAAAAACCATACGTATCTGGACATTCTTCTCCAATAGGTAAAGCAAAAGATTTTTCGTTATGCTTTACAAGAGCTAGATGATAGATAGTAGGTTTATTTATTACTCGTTTTAACTCGGCAAAAATTTCTTCTCGAATATCTCTCCAGAATGGGGCGGAACAATTATAAGGAGGAGATTGCGTTAAAGAATAGAGCAAATACATATCTGCTCTAGGGTAGTGCCAATCGCGTTCAGGCGACATGTATTTGATACAGTCATTTTTTAACTTATTAAAAGCATCAATTTTATACTGTCCTACGATCACGATTATCTACCTTTCCATCTTGTATATGTAACTGAGCCGCATGAGCCCAATGCACATCTGGCATTATAAGGGTACTTATGTAGCTATATTTCCACTTCCTTGCTATTACTATTCTTTGATTTCCTGTGTAGGCTAGTAAAGGTTTTTTACTGTCAAATGGTAGTATTAAATCTTTTGATACTTGTCTTATTGACATCTGATAGTTGTATTTTGTGTTATCAATTACTATAATAGGGTGTAATAACCCCTCTTTTATAATATCATATTTTAACTTTGCCATTTCCCCAGAAGGAAATACAGATAGAGCAATATCTTCTATAGGAGTTTTTGTAATCGTTCGTTTTTTAATTTGCAAGTCATGATGCCAATAAACTATTTCATAAGAAACTTCAGGACTTGATAAATACATTAAACAAAATTAGATATACAAGTTTCTACTGCGTCCATTTTTGCACCCCTTTCAATAGGTATAGCCATGTCTACTACAAATCTAGGTTTACTACCTTGATTTTTATCTGCAAACCATGTTTCGCCATCAAACATATTACGGACACAAGTCCAATTTCCTGCACCTCTAGTCCCTTGACCGAAACCTTTTCCTCTAAATTGATCTGGAACTCTACATACTCTACCATTTCTTACTGCAATAGAGTAACCACGTCCACCATTATTTATAAATCTTAGTGAATGATGTGTTTTATTTTTAGAATTATGCCACCCTGTAAAACCAACATCGGGAGATTGTAGTGTTAAAGTATCGAAATACCATTTATCAGACTCAGCGCCTTCAATACCTGCTTGAAAACCTCTGAGAAACCACATTTTCATCGTTCTAAAACTGCCATCTTTTCTAAGAAACTGATTAGAGCCTCGTCTTTTTAAAGGAATATTACCTGAATAATCTCTATAGTTATGCTCTTTAGGATAACCTACAAAGTTTTCATCATTTTGATACTCTCTTAAGGTTGCAAAAGTAAGGTCAGGTTTAGGTAATCCTACTGCGCTATGCGGATACTTATAAAGACTCTCAGCTAGGGCATCAAGTCGTCTTAAAAAACTTATATTTTTAATTGGAATCTGTTTCATTATCTTCTTTCTCAGGGCTGGTTACTTTTTCATAGTAAACAACTACCTCTCTGAGTTCGCGAATATATCTACGTAACTCTTGCATATTATATGCCATCAGTTCATAATCTGGGACACTCATAGCAAAGAACACTACTTGTCCATGTTCTTTTTCTACTCTAGCTAGAAATTCATCAATGTTTTTGTCTGAAACAACATACCAGTAAGGCTCTTTTAAGTCTATCTCGCGAGGCATAACAGGTTGTGCTATTATCCTTTCGAGTGGTTTAGTTATTACTTCTACCTGTTTTTTACCCAGTCCCAGTAGGCTGCAGCTCGAGATCATCGTCAAGACTATCAATAATCCTACTGTCTGCTTCAATACTGTCAAATACTTCTTTTGTTGCATTGTTTGCTCTCGGTTCAATCATGCCGGGCTTAGCAGCTGCTAATTTCGACAGATTATGTCTTTTGAAAATATCAAGATAGCGGTTCATTTCCCCCTCTATCTCGTTGTTCTTTTTCTGCATATCTGTTAATGCAGAAGTCTGTAATGCGAAATCTTTTTGTATAGATTCGATTGCAGCTTTTTGTTCTTGGTCACGAACCTCGTAAGCGAGATTCTCTGCTTTTAAGTTCTCATTTTGAATGTAAAGGACATAGCCTCCTATTCCTAACATTAAAATAATACCTATTAATAGTTGATTCATACTTCTTCTATCCTATAATTCAATCCTTTGGAGCCTCGTATTTCTACTATATCTCCTTCAATCGTTTTGAACTTAAGAAACTTTTCTTTCTTTACAATGAATTTCTTAACTTCAAATGATTGATCGTCTGCGTTACCCCATGTTTGATCGTAACTAACGTGTAGTATATATCTAGGGAATATGAAATACCATATTTCTTTAAGACAACACCAAATACCTTTCCAAAGATAGATGAAAGGTAGAGCTAACCATTGCCCTACTCTTTTCAGTCCTAGTTTTAACTTTCCAATCAATGTACTACTTCTCCAGTTTCAAATAAATGTGCTTCAGATGCGCGTCTTTTTGTAAGACCAGAGAGTGTTTGACCACCTGCTTTGTCCCATCTTTTTATCTGAGTTGGCACGTCTTCGAAGTTACCTTCATTCAATCTCTTTAAAAGTGTACTCTTTCTAAAGTTCGTAGGTCCGAGGTTGTAAACCCATACTGTCAGTGCATCAAATTGCTCCTGCGTGAGGTCTACTTCCACATATTTTTCTATATAGCCTTCATACTCTACCAATTCCTCAAGTAGCATTTGTTCTGCCTGTTCTTGAGTTATTGTCATACCTCTATGAACGCCTTTGGTATGTCCATAACCTATTGTCCACACGCCCACACTATCTTGATAAGCCGCTAGTTTACAACCTTCAAAATACTTTAGTATGTCGTGTCCTTTGCCGCTTAATTGCATATAAATACTCCAAATCAATCCCATTGCAAGGAGAAGTATAGCTAACCATTGTAGCTTATTATTCATAGGCTCTCCTGTTATTACACGTGGAAAGCATAGGACGTCAGTTTACAACTAACGTCCTATCATTTAATTACTACTTGATGTCAAAATTGACTTCAGCTGAGCGATCTCGCTCAATAGTAATTGTCAGTAGTCCGTCAAGTAATTTGACTTCTTCTACTTTAAGGTCGTTGTTAAGAACAAATACTTTGTCGAATGACTTAGTACTTAGCCCTTGATGTAGATAAGAATCACCTCCTCTATCATCTCTGCTTCCTTGAATCCGTAGTTCATTATCTTTCACTACGACTTTAAGGTCTTTCTTACTCCAACCTGGCACTGCAACTTCTATTACGAAGCCTGCCTTGCCTTCCACTATATTGTATCTTGGATAAGACGTACTAGCGAAGTCCTCATTTTCGAACCACGCTGGATTATGTCCTAACCAAAAGTTTCTGAATAGTTCTCTACTTATAGCATTTGTTACCATAATATTCTCCTAAATTTACCTTTTACAGTTAAACTTTGTCCACCCTTGCGGTATGAACGCCTAAAAAAGAAAGTGAATTCATCACTTTCATACTCATTATACCAAAAATAGACCTTGTTGTCAAGAACTATTTTCAGTCATCATAATCAATATAACCTTTATCCCGCATATAATCAAGTGCATCGCTTATACCAATGTGCCTTCCTATAGTATAGAATAAACCGCCACTACAGATGACTAATACTAGCCATTGTATCTCACTAAATCCAAATCCTAAATCCATCTTTATCTCTCCACTTCTTTTGTGTATGCTACTATTAACTCCCCTTTACCTATACTGGGGTTTCCAGCAGTATCTTGTGCAATTTCATGCAAAGTAGACTCTAGTTTGAGGAACGTTTGTTTACAACTCCCTTTAATAAAATAATTAGAAGCTGGTGCATAATTATTATGCGGATTCACTTTGCCTGCTCTACCTCCTACTCTACGAATAGAGAAGTCTGCGTCTTCTGCTGAGCAGAAACTAAAATCTGAATGAGTTGTTGGGAGTATAATCTTGTCTCGTTTTTCTACTCTATACTCCCATATTTGAAAAACGCACGGAACAGCATAAGGCTTTCCGTCTAATGTAAATGAATTTTTATGTAAAATCGTGTCATTAATTAGCCAAAAGTTTAAGTCTAAACGATTCGTTATACTACTCTTTCTGAATGTTCTGGGTAGTATAAATCCAATCATACCTTTACCTTTAGCGGCATGATTAAAGAACTTTACAGCTAATGAAGAATTTTTACCGAACGGCGGATTTCCTAGGTAGTATTTATACTTACTACTATCCCATTTTAAAAAATCCTGCTTAGTAATATAATTACTATAGCCTACGTCGGGGTATAAGTCTAACATTATGTCTGTGTAGACAGAGAAAGCGCCCGCTCCTGCTGAAGGTTCAACTACTGTTTCCTCTCCTTGTCTAATATATCTATAAAAGATTAGACTGCAAAATTCAGCTACATTTGGTTTTGTATAGAATTTATCTATTGATTTAGAATCCATTTATTTACTACTTGTTGGAGCGGGTAGCGGGAATCGAACCCGCGTCATTAGCTTGGAAAGCTCCGGTAATATACCACTATACGATACCCGCTTAACAATCTATTGAGGCTTTTCGATATGCAAACCTCACTCGGTTTGGCGGTCTAACGGAGAATTGAACTCCGACTTCAAGCGTGACAAGCTTGCGTGTTCCCATTACACTATTAGACCAGCTTTTTATTTTTTCATTTCATTCTTATATTATACAGGTATTTAAGCGCCATGTCAAGATATTTTTATAACACCTCTTAAAAAAGTTCTTGACACAATCCTTATTTTTTGATATAATAGGGGTATATTTTTGAGAAAAGGAATAATTAAGGAAGATGACGCCAAGACGCAAACAAGCAATCACATATTTAGTTGCATCAGCGCCCGCTTTATGGTGGGGATTTTCAACATTTGAGTATGGTGGACACGATCAGGGTATGGCAATAGCTGTTAGTGTAGCTTGCTCTGTAGGAATATTATTTGCCCTTTGTGGAATGGTTATGCTTTTTACTAAAAAGAAACTAGGAGTAATAGAACCAATGGACAATAGAGTAACGGCACAAGTTAAAGTATGGGAAAAGGATAAAATAGAAGAAACTGCAATTAGGATGGCTCCTGAGCAATCAGAATTGTTTGTAGAAAAGCATATTATGTCCTCCGAAATGATTAAAAGTTTTAGATCATTAGGCGATACAGTAGCACAATGCACTGCTGAAAGAGCAGACTTAAGAGCGACTTTAAAAGGTCGGGGAATATCAATAGAAGAAAACGGAACAATCGAAGTTAAATGAACTGGACAGACAAAGAGAACAACTTTTTACGCAAAGCGTATAATAACGAGCCAATTAGTAAAATAGCTAAGGCACTTATGCGCTCTGAACAAGCAGTTCGTAATCATGTCTTCAGTTTACGCAAAAAAGGTTTTGCATTTGATCGTGTTCGCGATGTAACAGAACGGACAGTATCAGAAGAAATGCAAGACGAATTAGAACCGATTATTCATCAATCTCATACAACAGCAGTTTTTGACTTAGAGCCGAGTACTAACATGACTTATGAAGGCGGTCCAGTTTGGCATCCTACAGAATTTGATGAGTCAGATGATATTGAAGCAGCAAAACAAATGCAACAGGATCGTCTTGAAAAAGATAACAGACGACGCATGCTTTGGAAAAGTATAATAGAAAAAGCATGAAGCTTTACATATTCGAAAATTTACGAACGGGAGAAGTCTTTCAAAGACTTTTAAGCGTTACTAGTAAAGCATTTTTCTTAAAATACTATCCGAATATCAAACTTATAAGATCGCCCATGGATTTAAACATGACTGATTTAAAACGCTGGAAAGAAGATGAAGAAAGTTTATTCTCTGGCACAGCCCCTCCAGTAACAAAAGATGATGCTGAGAGAGGCTCATGGTGAAACTAATAGACACCCGAACATACGTGCACTCACTTAGACAGGAAGCACACAAATATGAGGGGTGGCACTGGCATTGGAAAACAAAGAAGTTTTATAGATGGAACGATTTACCAGATGCCTAAGGTTTACTCTAAGAACTTACCCTTTGAGCGTGCTTTAAGGATCTTCAGGAAGAAAGTTGACAACGCAGGTATTCTACAAGAGGTCAGAAAAAGAGAACATTATGAGAAGCCAGCCGAGAAAAAACAAAGAAAAATGAACGCTGCCAAGCGTAGACAACAAAAGATAATACAAGATGAAAAGGATAGATTAGATCGCCTCCGTCAACACTGGTAATCAATCGTTGGTCAATTTACAACTACATAGACTTACAACTCAGTATTGTTCAACATCTTTCCAAAAATAAAATTTTTTTATGTTACTAAATCGTATTCCAACCCCTTCACGCACACCCCACCTCAAAAACATCTCTTGCAATATTTCAAAAAGTGTGATATAATATTACTATAATTAAAACAAGAGCAAACACCAACCACCAATTACTCCACCACTCCAAATCTCAGAACTTTGAATTGGAGATCGGAGGAGCGTCAGCGGGGGAGATCGACTCAATAATCTGTTTGTTCTGGAGAAGATCAGGAGTCTATTGTGTAAACATGTTATACAAAAAAATCAAGCAAAGCAACCCCGCTAAAAACTACAACTAAAGACAACTTGTTCCTACAACTGTATCAAAAATCCGCACAACTTGCTCCAATTACAAAAAATATACAAATAAAAAACCCCAATAAGATTGAGGTAATTTATCGCACAATGCGTTTATTTGTTACTGTTTAATATGTCGTTATATTACTCCAGTCTTTCTGAGCTTTTCCCAGTCGCGATCTTGTAAGATTCTTATGTCTTGAACCTTTAGCCTCTCTCTATGGTCATCTCCAAACTTAAGACGTGCTTGTAAACCCGTTGGGGTTTCAGATAAGCCCAATACTTCAGCATATACTCCATGCTCTGCTACTATCTCTAGTAAATCAGCTGTTTCTCCAGTTATCTTAGCTACTCTCATAACGATTCCCATTCTTCAGGCTTTAGATTTAATACTAAAGACTCGGTTAAACTTTTTAATGCTTGCTTGGGACTCTTTTCTAAACCCGCTAGGGCTTGGTATTCAATTCCCAACACTTCCCCAATTCTCGTCACTAATTCTTTTTTAGTAATCGGCTTTTCACCCGTCTTGGTCAAATATTCAGTTTTCTGATATATGCCCTCTCTAGATAGTTTACCAATTACCGATTTTATACTCTTATTGAGTTCTGATGCTAATTCTTCTACTGTTTCTCTGGTCGGATTAGCACTATACCTAACTGTCATTAGGTCGACCATATCTTGTGTATAATTTATAGCCATATGTCATCTCCTATTTTCTTTATAATTATTTCTACACTATGAGTAGACTCGCCCCACATATCTGCTAGAACAAATATAGCTTCTTCTTCACCATATTCTTCAACGGCTTTAAAATACTCACTCTCTTGTTGGGTTCTTCTGCTAGACACAGGAGCTCTTACGCCTGAAAATATGTTAACCATAAATTCCTCTGTCTACCATCGCTCTAGAAAACCTATCATATATCGTTTTCCAACTATCACCCGCTATTACTTGCATTTCTATCGACCTACCCAACATGGTTAGCCCTAAAAAATGCGTCACTTTACCACTATTGTAGTGGATTTCTGTTACCCCGTCATGAGCGTAGATTTGTTTGACTTGCTTAGCCCACTCTCTCGCTTCATTTTGTCGTCTGACTTCTTCGACTTTCTCGTCAAACTGTGTCATTTGTTCCTAAACTTTAAAGCAGCTTTAGCGTCATGATAAAGGTCTATAAACCAGATTTTGACTATATCACCTATCTCTCCGATATCTTCGCCCTGTGCTATTCCCTTTACCCATGAGAATACAACATACCATACTAGGATGCTGAACCCCCACTCTATTAAAGTCCATGGCAACAATATTATATTAACCATCGTTTCCATACTATATATCTCCTTCTTCTCTGTTTTCGCTACGAAGAATCTCGAATCCATGAGGGTAGCGCTTGCTTAATTTCTTGATGTTCTCCATTAACACTTCTTCTGGTGTGTAGCCTAGAGCCATACAGCCCTGAACCCAATACCAGAGAACATCACCTAGTTCTCTTTTTAAGTGAAAGCGTTCTGCTTCATTCCATTCTTTACCTTGAAATATTACTTTCTTGATAATCTCGCTGAACTCACCACTTTCTGCCTGCATTCCGATTGCGGCAGTTAAGAGTTGCGAGAACTGTGTATTTTCATTACTACGTTGTAATCCGAACATTCGATCCATCATAACCTCAGTTCTCAAACTCTCTGCTGATGTAGTAGATTTTACAAAGTCTGCGTATTCGTTAATCTCTAACTTCATATGCCCTTATATCCTCTACATCTACATCATGTTCTAATAAACTTTGAACTATTGCTAGTATTGCGTCACCCTGTGTTTCCGAATGGAATATCACTTTGAAACTACCAGTTACTTCAAACTCTTTCTTTTCGCTTACTGCCATATCTCTCCTTGCTTCATTCATGCCTTTATGCCTTCCTATAAATATTAAGTCCTAAGAAAGCTAAATCTTCACTCTCATCAGAACCTATATTGATTTTTTGATTACCACTGCTACTGGCGATTATCGTTGATTTACCACTAGCACTGAGCCCATAATCCTTTTCTGTGTCTACCACAATGGTAAGGATACCATCTTTAGAATGAACGTGAACTCCTTTCCCCAGTTCTTGCCAATCGCCAAGAAATGGAAGTATAGGATTATTCACATCATTTTCATACTGTTCTTCTCCCATTCTATCTACCTTGTCCTCTATACTTTTTATGCGAAAGTTTTTTGCTTTTATTCATAGTAGAAGTCGCTATTCGCATTCTGCGCCCTCTACCACCTTGCCCTTGAGATGTTAGTTTTCTTATTCTAAAATCTCTTAAGCTAAATTTGTGTACTTTTTTCATTTGTTTCCTACTGTAAATATCGTTTATTTACTACTAATATATCGTTTATTTACTACTATTTATCTTCCCACTCATGGTGGGGAAGCTCAACCCCTGTTAATTCGCATAGCCTATGAAGCATTTGCTCATATTCTATCGTTAGCTCGACTATATCTTCGTTTAATACTTGAAGTTTATCAAGTCTTAGCTTTATTTGCCTCTCCATACCACTCATTGCATCCCTTAATAAGTCTGCCTCTTTGACAGTTGGGAATGGAATTACGTTGCTGAATCGGTCTTTTATCTTATTATCGTCCATAATTTTTCCTAATATCTTGGTCTATTGCCTCCATTATAGTAAAAATACAGTAATATTACTACTATTACTACTAAAAGTGCTATATTTGGTTCAATCATGCCAGCTCTGCGTTAATACCGCTACTATGAATACTCCAATGAGCACCCAAACCATTGCTTGAACCAAAATGTTTACGAAGAAGCTTTCCATTACTTAAACAGCATCCCCTTCTTAGCGTAGGTAATACTACACTTAGGAAAATCTTCCAAAAGGCTACTGCCTGTTTTGAATATCAGTTTTACACTAGGAAACTCCGTAATATCGTGTATGATATAGGATATTTCGTTAGCGTGTGCATGAGCACTCTCGGCATCAAACTTTCTACCTGCACCAATCTGACTAGATGGCATAAATTTACAACCATGCTTCGTAAAGCCTTTAGCGTCATATTTATTCCCATCTCCATCAACATGATCGTAGCCTTTTTGATCTACGAAAGTTAGCTCAGGAAACCAATGTGGTATTTGCCTCTCAAAGAAATATGAAGCAATCCTTCCATCACGGAATAATGCTATTAGCCCTTCTTTGTCTATATCGCCAAACTGAAACTGATCAGTTGGCATATCGAAGTGGTATGTTTTATCAAATTCTATTTTCATAAATCGAACATCCTTATCTTCGCTGGATCAACCTTGATCAATCTCACGCCCCGACGGGTAAGCTCAATTCTGCACTTTTGCTTAATTTTTGGCTGCCCCCTGCTGTTATTGATATAGTCGATTAACTCCTGTTGCGAAGTATTTTTAATGAAGTATCGCTTCACTTTTGATTTTTTATCATTGAAGCTTCCACTCCACTCTAATCCGTCTTTCTTAAATTTTGTTGGCATTTTTTCTCCTTGCCTTATCTTCTAATTCAAAGCCTATAACTACACTTAATCCGTTTGCCATAGCCTCATCATATTCTACTAACTTCTCCGCTAATTCACTTACATCGCAAGCTGCGGGATTTCCTGTGAGTAGTCGTTTTAAGACTCCCAATATTTCGTCGGCTCGTTCTTCTCGCCCTTCGTTAATTTTGTCAACCACTTGTCGCTCCAATATAGAATTGCTATTATTATAGTGAGCCATACCAAGTAAAGCAAAGGCATCTCGTCTGTATTCTTGTATCTTTTCCAAATGCCATTGGATTTCTTCATTTAGCATCCCGCTCTCCCTCAGGAGAAACGTTGTTTGACATACTTTTTTAACCATCGTTTTAATACTACTATAATTTTTTTCAATTCGTGTTTTCCCATTAAAAAAGCCCGCTACATTACTGTAGCGAGCTTCACTTTTAGATTTCCTCAACAACTTCTTCAACACCGGTAGCGTAGACGTACTCTGTGCTTTTTTCTTCATCAAAGCTAGCGTTCTGTTCTGTTACTACGAATGCCATTGTGCCATCCCAAGAACCGACTGCTTTCCGTCTTAGCATCTCTTCTTTAGCTTCCTTTGCTAACTTTTTGTCAGGTGATGAAAACCTTAACGCATTGAGTTGCCTGTCTGTTTGTTTCAATAATGCTAAGTTCATATGCCTACTCCCGATTTTCTTGTTAATTTTGATTTCTATATACTATTATATCACGCTAGACATGATTTGTCAAGGATTATTTAGAGCGAGCACTTTAAAATTTTGATGTGTCCGCGTTTGAGAGATAAAAAAACCGCCAGTTGTGGTGGCGGTACAAAAATGTTTGTTATTTGTTTATCGTGCGTCATGTCTGCACTAAGGGGGGAAAGCTACTCGCCCGTTTTCGATCCTTTCGTCCGCTACAGATTTTTGTTTTACTCGCTGATATGTATGCCTCGCAGCGAGGGTTTGGGTTACGAAGGCTTATTAGAAGATATGTATTGTTTGACTTCTGCCTTAGAACCGCCTCTCTAGATTTCAGCAAGACTCATGGAAGTCGCTACTAGAGCTAAGTAAAACCATTTTCTTTATTTTAAGCGGTGTCAGTGGGTTTTTAACTTATGTTCTACATTACCGCTATCTATTTATTTAACCTGCGTGTGATTTGGCAGGCACTTTATTCAAGTGGGATCAGCTCTGGATATCCACAGGCTCGGTCTGCCGACCAAGACTCCCTACTTCCGTCCGACTACCATGATGATGTTCGATGCCGCCTTCCGTTTGTATAGGCATATGAGGGATCATTTTTTCACTCCTCTAACCTGTTAGGTGAGGTGGCGTCAAGGCGTGGGCTTTTTCAGTCCTTCTCCTTTTTATATAGTGCGGATTACTCGGTTCCCGCGTGAATCTTTAACCGACTTTACTCTGTTTGAGTCTTAGCGTTCACAGTTGATAAAATTT